TAGTAGAAGACTTTTGGCTAACTGGTGGAGTAGTAGCTAGACAGCAACAAAAAAGATTAGAATGGTATAAGCAGCGCGGATATGACATTCTGTAATAAATTTACTATACTGTCAGCAGATGAAGCATACTCACTGTATACATTTATTAAAGATACTGACGGAGATATTTTAGAGCTAGGCAGATTCTATGGCGGATCGACTAAAGTTATACTAGAAGCTATAAAAGAAACAGATAGAGTATTAATTAGTGTAGACATGGTAGCTAGACCTCTATTAGCTTTTGATGCAAAAGATAAATACCTGTGTAATAACTTAATAGCTATTACCGCAGATTCAACTAAAATTAAATACAATAGAGTATTTAGAACAGTATTTGTAGATACTAATCACTCTGCTGATGCCGTTATAAGTGATATAAAAAATTGTTGGAATAATGTAGATAAGTACTTTATATTTCACGACTATATTACAAGTACTAGCATGCTAGATGGAGTAAAGATAGTAGTAGATAAATTAGTTAGCAATAAAATATTAAATAAAATTAAAGTAGTTAATACTTTGTGCATTACAGAAAAGAGTGATATTGACTACCTACTTTAATTGGGCAGAATTAGTATCAGTAGGAAGAAGCGATCCTGCTGCTATTATTATCTTGGCATATGCTCAAACTAATGTGTATAATGAGTCATATGCTAAAAATCTTCTTAATAAGTTGAATATTAACCATATACCCCCGTTCTTATTTCACTCTAAGACATTTACTCAATATAAGAGTAATTTAGTATGTAACTACAGAACTAGAGAGATACAGAGCTACTTTAAAAACTCTAGTTTCTTATTTACAAATGTAAGTGCTAGACAGAAGATGTTATATTTACGGGCGTTGTCTATGCGAAGAATAAACGAAGAAGTAGATTATATACCTAGAAACTACTTTAATAAAGTAGCATATAATCCATTTTTAGAATTAGATGAAAATAATATATATTTTCCACTAGAATCCTCGGTTTCGAGGAAATCCTAAACTCAAGAACTATAGTTCACAAAAAGGAATATACAAATGGTCTCATGGGACAAAGCTAAAGGCAAACAAAATACTGGTAATCAAGATCGTAGGGAGATTCAACGTCTAACTATGGGTCTTGGTGATACTAGAATTAGACTAATCGGAGATGTAATGCCTCGTTACTGCTACTGGGTAGTTACAAAAGAAGGTAAAAAAATGCCTATTGAATGTCTACAATTTGATAGGGAAAAAGAAACATTCATTGCTTCAAATAAAGATCCCTTCAAAGAGCTAGACGCAGACGTATACTCAGAAAAACCACAATTTTCTTATGTATGCAATGTTATTGATCGCTCAGATAATAGTATTAAGTTACTAGATCTTCGTCAAACAATCTATGCTCAGATAGTAGACTATGCAGGTAATCCTGACTACGGTAATCCATCAGATGCTACTGGCGGATATGATCTGACTATTAAGAAAGAAAAAACAGGACCACTACCTCAAAATGTTAAATATACATTAATTCCTGCACGTGGTAACTCTCCTCTAAAACCAGCAGAGCTGGAGTTAGAACTATTTGATCTAGCTAAAATCTATAAGCGTCAAACATATGATGAACAAAAAGAATGGCTTATGAAAAATACTACACTATTTGCTGGTGATATATCAGATGAATTTAAACCTTCAGAAGATGTGGATGACCTAGCATGAAGAAATCATTAGCAGACTTTGCTAAAACTAACGCGTCTGCTAGTGAGGTAGTTAATGAAACTCCAGTAACTGAGGTCCCTAAAACACATGCTTTTGGGGCATTTAAATCAGTTAATGGAGATCAAGCCACTATTGACCTAGATGTATTGAGAAAATTTAATGTATTTATTGCTACCCCTTGTTATGGCGGTATGCTTACAGACCAGTACTTCTTAAGCATGTTTAGACTAACACAAACTCTAATGGCCCATGGTATTAACTTTAGAATTACAACTTTAAGAAATGAGAGTTTAATTACTAGAGCTAGAAATATTATGACTGCTATGTTTCTAGAAAGTCAATGTACTCATCTGTTCTTTGTTGATTCAGATATTGAGTTTCAACCAGAAGATGTGTTGCGCGCTCTAGCATATGATAAGGATATTATGACAGCTGCTTATCCTAAAAAAGCACTTCCTATTCAGTATGCTATTAACTTTAAATTTACTGACCATGAAAATCGTAGAATTAGAGTAGAAAACGGAGCTGTAGAAGTTTTAGACGCATCTACAGGATTCTTTATGGTAAAGCGTAGAGTTGTAGAAAAAATGATGCAAGCCTATCCTGAACTACATTATCGTAATGACTCTAATATTGATCCTAAGTTTAATCAATATTGTTACTCATTCTTTGACACTATTCATGATCCAGATGATAATAGATATCTTTCAGAAGACTATACATTCTGTAGAAGGTGGCAAAAACTAGGTGGAGAGATTTGGTTAGATCCTAACACTAAGCTTAATCACATAGGCAGCTATACTTTTGAGGGTGACGTATCTAAGATTATTAATGCAAAGTAATATTACTCGTGTAAAAACTTACACAAATGAGTATGATGTAGAGGTTGAGTGGGATCTAACTACTAGATGTAACTACGCTTGTAGCTACTGTAAAAGTTATGATAATACTCAACCGCTGCTTACAAAAAGTCTAGAAGATTATGAAATAGCTATAGATTACTTAATTAGTTACTTTTCTAAAAAAGTAATTAAATTTGATTTTTTAGGTGGAGAGCCTACACTAATTAAGCACTGGGCAGAGTTATTACAGATAATACACTCTAAGAATCATGTATTTAAAATAATTACTAATCTATCTTTACCTATTAATGCTTTAAAAAATAAACTTAAGAATAAAACTTTCAAAAACTGTATAGATGCTAGCTTTCATCCAGAATTTTCTAATCCAGATGATTTTATAAATAAAGTTGAATACTTATATAGTAATAACTTTTTAAAATCTGTAGGCATACTCATGCTACCTAAGTACTGGGATATATGTAAGTATGTGTATGAAAAATTAAAATATACTAATAGTGTAAGGTATAATAAAATAAAAGATGAAGACACTAACACCTTATCTATAGCTTCTAAGTTTATATACTACACAGATGAGCAACTAAGCATATTTACAGATACTAGCAATCTAGGTGATGAAGGCAGATACACCGAGATTACTTACTCAGATAAAGTAGTAAAATATAAACAGGTAGAAGACTTAGCTGCTAATAACATAACTAACTTTAAAGGACTACTATGCTACATTGGCAAAGCTAGATTACATATAACAGCTACTGGAGATGTTTTTCCTAGTGCTTGTTTATTAAAATATCAAAAAAGTAAAATAGGTAATATTTATAAACAAGATTTAAAAAATATAGCAAATCCCATAGTATGCCCTTTTAGCTTTTGTGGCTGTGGGCCCGATATTAGAATAGAAAAGAAAGCAATAAACCATTATGAGTATAGATAAACAGCTATTACTACACAGTATAAGAATTAAAAGCTACTTGTTAGCACCAGTTGAGAATCAAAACTTTTATCAAAAAGTTACTGAGAATGTGAATTTATTTGATTCTGAAGAATTTACAGCAGCTCAATCTATACCTATGTTTAAAGGTAGGACAATCCCCTTTAAATTACTCAGTAGTACCGAAAATTATGAGAAGTTCATACTAAAACATTATATGAATTATGTAAGATTTGTAGGGCAGAGTATTATACACACAGCTTTTAATGAGCTACATGCTCCAGATAATACAGAGCTAACTCGCTGGAAAGAAGGATCAGAAATGTCTCCACATTCTGATAACTCATGGCCAGATGGTAATACAGAAGCTCATCCAACCAGTTTTAGAACTTGGTCAGGTATATACTATGTTAACGATGATTATAAGGGTGGAGAAATTTATTTTCCAGAGCTAGAATGGTCTTTTAAACCTAAAGCAGATACTTTATTAATCTTTCCATCTAGTAGTAAGTATATTCATGGAGTAAGTAAAGTAACTTCTGGTACTAGATATACTGTAGCTTGTTGGTATACTAATCAGTATCAATATTTAGAAATTTAGACGGAATTCTGGCTGATACAGTTGTGCAACTCCGTTGCATATTACAGAGCTCCGTTGCCCCTCTACAGAACTACGTTCTAACCTATGTGGAACAGTTGTCGAGCCCTGTTCACCAGCTTTTCACCTGCGGTGTATTGTTATTCACTATCCGCCTACAATAAATAGCATACTTTTTGACTAAAGGCAAATACAAATGATTAAGATTTTAAGTTCTGCAGATTGGCATGTCAACCTGCACAAGAAAAAAGTACCATACGATTGGCAAACTAATCGTTTTCAACTCATGTTTGACAAGATGCGTAATCTAGAAAGCTCTTGTGACGTACACATTATTGCTGGAGATTTATTTGATAAAAAGCCAGAGCCTGATGAGATTTGTTTAGTTCTTTCGTATCTAAACTCTGTAACCATTCCAACATATATCATACCAGGAAATCATGAAGCTACTAAAAAAGGTGAAACATTTTGGGAACACTTTACTCTCGAAAATACGATCAACAATCCTAACGTCAGAGTATTTACAAGAAACTCACGAGCAGTACTTGGATCGCAAGGATTTTGTTTCTTTCCTTACGGCTCAGTACAAACAGACAGTCTACCCACTTATGTTGACGGCGATATACTCGTTACGCACATTCGTGGAGAAGTTGCTCCGCACATCACTGCAGAGTATGACTTTTCCCGTCTCGGACTTTGGGGCTTGTGTATACTTGGCGATCTACACTTTAATCATCGTTATCATGACACTAACTGTTACTATCCTGGTTCACCATTAAACACTACTTTTGATAGAGATGATAGCCGTGAGTATGGAGTTGATATATTTACAGTGATTGACTCTCGTAACTATACACGCAGTTTTGTAGATCTTAAACTACCTAAGCTGATTCGTCGTACTATTAAAGTAGGTGAGTCAATGGTAGCATCTATATACGATCATGTTATGTATGAAGTTACAGGAACTATTGATGAACTAAGTCGTGTAGAGAAGAGCGATCTGCTAGACAAGAAAATGGTAGAAAAGCCATCATCAGACTCTACTCTTGATCTAAAGAACAAGTCTATTTTTGAAGAACTAGAGATGTATCTTGCGTATATTAAAGTAGCTGACGTACAGAAGATTATGGCAGAGTTTAAAAGCCTAAGCGTAGCTTAATGATTGATTTATCTCTTAATAGAGTTTACTGGGAATATACTCAGAATAATAGCTATATACGACCAGATAAGTTTATATCATCTCAAAGAATCCCTAGTATTGGTGTAAGAGCTACCGTGCCAGTTTATACTAGGCGCGGTACTAGCTTTCATAATGATATAACTCTGCTAGTTAAAGAATTTGCTAAAAGATATAGCTCTAAGCATAGATTTGTGCTAGCTCTATCAGGCGGTATAGACTCTGAAGTTACTGCTGAAACATTCTATCAACTAGGCATACCGTTTCGTGCAGTTTCTCAGCGATTGTTTGACGGCACTAATAATCATGACATTATATTTGCTGCTAAATACTGTGCAGATAGGCACATACCTCATGCTATTATCAATCTATCTATGTCTCGTATGTTAGAAAAGATCATTCCTGAAGGAGTAAAGCATGGGCAGTTTACACACTCTTACTCTCAAATAGCTCTAACTAATCTATTTCACTATGTAGACGAAGATGAGATATTAATATTTTCAGGACATAATCCAGACTTTCATAGTGAAATCGGCGTAGGCTGGTGGGAAGATTCTCCTAACATAATTAAGTATGCTATTAGTACTAATAAGCTATTCTTTACATTCACGTCTTTAGAACCAATCTTTTGTCACTATGCAGCTAACTATGACGGATCGCAACCTGGGGACAAGGACAATACATTTTTATACACCGCTTTTCCACATCTCAAACTAAGAACTAAGATGACAGGTTGGGAAAAAAATAATAAAATAATACCAGACTTAGAAGATGCTATAAGAGAGCAAGCAGGTTACAAATACCAAAGTTTTATCACTTGGGATCAGTTCACTCTCAAATATATTAGACAGCTATTTATACAACAAAAAGGTTTAACTCTATGAGTAAAATTATATTAAAAAATCTACAATTCTCTAATATGTTTAGCTATGGAGAAAATAACTCACTTGATTTAAATAA